ATTTTATCATGTCGTCTCAAGCTGCATTATCTTGATAATATTCGATATATCATATGAACAGCTACTTAGCGTTTTTTCGGAACGTTCGAGAAGTTCAACAAGAAGCTCAGTGTCTTGAATTTGTTTGTTAATATCTTGAATCTTACTATGTTTATCTGCAGTAGCAGCGATAACTGGCTGTGTAAGCTTAACAGCACTTGTATGATCAATTTCTGACATAATATCTGCTTTTACTCGCTCCTTTTGCTTTTTAAGCTGATTAATATGTGATTTTAATCGAATCATCCTTCCTGTCCATTTATGCTTTATAGCGGGAAGGCGAAGTTGGTAGTCCTTGAGATTTAATTCATTAATCTTAAGATCTTCTTCTAACTCTTTAATGTATTCTTCAAGCATTAACCTTAAATATAATATAAGACACCTAAAAATCAATGAGTAATTTTAATACACTTGTTACGGAACTTTTAACAGAGCTTGCAAACGTCGCTGGAGGTGCTAATTCAGTTACAGGCCCGGTTACATCGGGTAATTTTGGTAATCAGTTTCCTTCGCAAAACGACGGTGCATACGCTCCTGGTGATGCGCGCATACCGTCAATTCTCGGTGCTAATAAGAGAAGAAAGAAAGTTAAGGTACCTGTACAGCGTAGGACTTTTCCATCATTGTAATAACTATCTATATGGATAGTGGTCATTGGTTATTAAATGAAGGTGTTAGTATCGATGAGAATACGTTTGGCTTCATTTATCTGATTATCAATAACATTAATGGTAAGAAGTATATAGGTAAGAAGCAGTGTACTAGCCGTATTAAGCGTAGACCGCTTAAGGGTAGAAAAAATAGTCGAATAGATCACAGAGAATCAGATTGGAAAACATATACAAGTTCATCGAATGAATTGAATTCGGATATCGAAAAGCACGGAAAAGATAAGTTTACTTTTAGAATTTTGCGTACTTGCGATTCTAAATGGGCGCTGGCGTACTATGAAATAAAAGAACAGCTAGGTGAAGATGTGCTCTTGCGCGACGACTATTATAACGGTATTTGTAATGTACGGATAGGTAAGGCTCCTAAGCAGGAGCTTGCAAAATTTAAAATATAGTATTATACTGTAGTGGTGATCGAGAGCTGTACATTTAATCAATTCAATCTTCAGTTAATTAGTTTTGAATCAATCTTTAAAACTATCGAGGTTGATTTCATTAATGATCTCGTAAGATATCAGCTTTTGCCAGCAAAGAGAGTAACGAGGGATATTAAGAAATTGCTCTATCATCATATTTTTCACGGTACGTGTGAGTATCTTTTAAATCGCCAATCTAGAGAGCGGGCTGTTGTACTTAAAGCAATACAGTTAGATTTGACCGGTTTTGAGGTTCTGCAACACTTTGATAAGGAGGTAATTCAAAAACATGTTGATCAGGCAGCTCTAAAAGTAGCAAAATTGTTACCAATAAACATGTATGGTTACGAGAATATAGAATTTTGTTTGCTCAAACATTTATATTCAAAACGTGACGGTAATGTTATCGAACTTGTCGAGCGTATACGTTCTTTTGCATGGACTAAGGATTTCACAAGATCACATTATACCTTTGCAAAAGTCAGAGGTTTTGTAAAGCGTAATGAATTAACATTTTTGAGCGAGAAGTACTTCAATCAACTTAAAACAAAGCAACTTCTCTATGTATAAGTATTAAATACTTATAATGAAATTTCTTGATAAACTCGATAGGCAGTGGTCTCTTTTAGATGAAGCAGATAACATGGATAATACGGCAGATGCTACCGCTCCAGATCCTAATGCCGCTCCTGCTCCTGAGGCTGGCGAGCCAGCACAAGTTGCACCGGAGGGTTATGTAGGACTTGTAAAGTTACTTGCTAAGGCTACGGCAATGAATTTTCCAACTAGTGCATTGGATGAAATTTTTCGTACTGATATTACCGCTGAAAATGCATTTCCAATGCAAACAGCTTTAGAAGCTGCTATTAAACAAAATGAATTGTATAGTGATAATCCAGAAAGATTGCAGAATATAAATTATAATAAGTTCGTCAATAGTATCAATTCTGGTAATTTTATTAACAAGTATAAACAGCTTCTTGCTACCATGAAGAAGCAAGATCCTTATTTAAAAGATGAGCTTTAAGAGTTTAGAAGATATATATGTTGAGAAGTGTCTAGGTACACCAGTCGGTATATTACCAAGGCAGGCTGTCAATATACAAAATTTCATTACCGAGGGCGGCGCTGCTGGTCACATGGATCATCCGTTTGATTTACCTCAAGTGAAGACAGGTAGGGATTTAATTAATGTTTTTAATAAAGCGATTCAGTCAATACAAGAAAATCCACCTTCGGTAAAAATAGACGGGGTAAATGCCTCGATAAAGCTCGTCACAAATCCTGACGGTAGTATAGAGTTCGGTCTCGATCGCGGATCGAATAAGCCACTTGACGTAAAGGGTGTTACAAAGGCAGATCTCAATAGTAGATTCGCAGAAGGCCATGGAATGATTGGTGTTGGTGGTGAGGTGTTAGATATTTTTAATAAAGCTCTCCCCACTATAAAAGATGATTTAGCTAAACTTGGTTTCTTTAAAAAGCCGCTACTCTTTAATATGGAATATGTAAAGGGTGGTACTAATGTGATTGGTTATGCAGATAATTTTCTCGCTATTCACGGTATTAATGAGATATATGAAGTTAAAAGCCCGGTTAGAGGCTCTGTATCCCGTGCGACAAAAGAAGTTTCCTATAACCCTGAAGTACTGCAAGATCTTATTAATAAAGTTAATAAGATTGCTAAAAATTACGGGTTTAAGATTCTTGGTTCAGTACCTGCCAGGTTAAAAAATAAAGTCGATCTTACGTCGACTCTTAATACTGAACTAACAGTTAAATACTCCGATCATACAGCCGAAACCAAAACATTAAAAGCTTGGCTTGAGCAAAGCAAGAATCCACGTGGACAAAAGATTACTTTGTCAAACGGAAAGAAAGTTGATGCGCTTAGTAAGCAGGTCTATATGGATATTCTTAACGGTGTTACATTAGACCAATATATTAAAGATGGTAATAAAGAGGAGGAAAAAGCAGCGATAAGTGGCGCTGTTTTTTATCATGCTGTTCGTCTTTTAGGTCAAAAAATTATTGATTCCATGACTTCTGAAATGGGTGATATTAATAACCACGAAGGTGTTGTAATACGAGATTCATCTATTTCATCAAAGCCGTTTAAACTTACTGGTAATTTTATTGTACGCGGTCTCGAGTCAAGATTTGCTCAGCAAGATAATGAAGAGGTATCTGGGTTATTACAGAATATTGCTACTGCGAATGGTTTATACGTTAATTCACCATATGATCGTGCAACAGGTGGTACAGGAGCTGGCGGTGGTACGCGTGTAGGTGCGGAGGTTAGCTAATATGAATTATAAGACTTTAGTTGAAAATATAATAGCGGATGTTAAGCCTACCGGTTCAAAGGCCGTCTTTGTTTTTGGTAGGATGAATCCACCTACCCTTGGACATGAGCTCTTAATAGCAAAAGCTGTTGAAGTTGGTAGAGCTGAACGTTGTGATGCATTTGTTATTCTTTCCAAAACACAGGATGCTAAGAAAAACCCTGTTCCTTACAATGATAAACTTGCAGCTATAAATGCCGCGCTTCCGCGTGTCAACTTTATAGATTCTGACAAGATCAAAACAATTTTTGACGCTGTTCAATTTTTGATTGATAGTGGATATACAGAATTAATACTTGTCTGTGGTAGTGATCGTGCTGCTGAGTACGATACTCTTTTTAACAAATACATCAATAATCCTGATCCAGAAAAACGTTTGGCTCTAACAAGCTTTAAAACAGCTGTTGCGGGTGCAAATCGCGATCCAGATAGCGATGACGCTTCCGGTATAAGCGCTACAAAGGCTCGTAATTTAGCAAAAGCTGGAGACTTTGAAGCTTTTAAAAAAATATTACCTACACAAATGCCTGAAAATCAGGCTAAA